TACAACAGAAGCAGCTAAACCTGTGTAAGCAATCTTTTCAATCCAAGCCAGGCGAGCAAGTGTCAGCTCTACCTCTCTCAAGCGAGCAGGAACCTCGTCTAAGTGGTCCAGCTTCTCAAGAATCTTGACAAGGGTTTCCCCATGCTCAAGTTGCTTGGCGTAAATTGCTTGCTGGGTAATGCGTACCCCAGTTGTTTCCTCAGCCATTATTCTTCAGACTCCGAGAAGTCTGCCAGCTCCCAAGCTAGTTCGGCTTCGTTCCAAATGTAGGTAAAGCCGTCTGTTGGGCGTGGAGTTGGTGCTTCCCATTGGCAGGTTTTTTCGATAAGTTGCCAGCTAGGGAATGGCTTAGGTGGAATAAAAGCGTCAAGCGCAGCGTCAAATGTAAAGCCCAGACCTGCGTAGTTTTTGCGGTAGTTTCCGTTATAGCTTGTTCTTTTACAAACCTGTCCTCGAAAGTTACCATACCAAGTTTCAGTATCAAGACCTTCAATTAGTTCGGTTTCGTCAATTCCAGTTATGACTTCAGTCACAATGTTGTTCTCATCTAAAAAAGCGTAGTGTGCCATTATGCGAAACTCACATTTCCTGTTCCGAGGGTAAGTGTTGTCACCTTGAAGGCACCGTCTGTTGCGGTTGTGCCAGTTAGACCTGCGCCGATTGTGATTGTGTTTGCTGCTGGGTATCTAAGAATTACCACACCAGAACCGCCGTTTGCTGCTGCTGCTGCCCCATACGATGGATTTGTATAACCACCACCACCACCACCACCAGTGTTTACTGTGCCAGCAGTCGCAGCGATATAATCAACTGATGAGGTACCACCTGCACCATTACCACCGCCACCAGCACCGCCACTGCTCCTATTGAAAGAACCGCCACCACCGCCACCCGCACGAGTTATAGCTGTGCCAGTAATAGATGAAGATGTGCCAGCGCCACCAGAACCACCAGTAAAAGTGTCACCAGTAGAGTTGCCACCAACGGCAGAAGCTCCACCACCACCACCAGCACCGCCGTAAAAACCGTTCGCAGTAGACCCACCATTATTACCTTGACTTGGTGATGTACTTGGAGTGTTTCCAGACCCAGGAGAACCGTTCCGTGCTCCACCACCGCCTGAACCACCCGAGGCACCAGTCGCAAGAGTTAATCCACCTAGACCGCCACCAGCGCTAGTGTTTGCGATAAAAATTGAATTACCACCGCTAGAACTTCCAGCTGCTCCACCTGCGCCAACAGTTACGGAATAATTTGTTGCTGGTGTTATTGTTATCCCAGTAAAGGCTCGATAACCACCAGCACCACCACCGCCACCACCATTGTAGGAGTAATCACCAGTTGAATTTTGACCGCCACCACCGCCAGCGATTACAAGAGCGTCAAGAGCAAACTCAGCGATTACACCCGCTGCTGAATAAATACCTAATGCTGAAAGCGCCATTAGACTGCGCTCGCATTACCTATGATTCTGTAGGCGTTTGTGCCAACACAGATAACAGAAACTGCGTCATACCGTTGGGCAATTTTGTAAGCGGTTCCAGCGGTTCCTCGACCTGCAAGGCTAACGGCTGTGCCATCTCTGGTGATTGTGACAGTTCCAGCACCATCCATAAGAATGTCCACTCGCTCGCCAGCCTGGAAAGCTGTTGCAGTTCCAATGGTCACTGTGACTGCTGATCCAGAGTCGAACTCTAAAATCTTGTAGCGGTCAGAGGCTGCAACTGTGTAAGTAGTAGCGGTAGACACGGTAAGTGTGGTCTCGTTGCTGAGATATAGGTTTACATCAGTGGCTGCTAGGACTTCACCAGCGGTAAAGGTTTTTCTTGGCATTGGGTTCCTTTGTTCTTAGATTAGTTTACTACCCGTAAGAAAGACGGTCATTGTCTAGCTGACCCAAAACAGCATCATCTAGGATAAAGAGGGCAAAGTCAAGGCGCTCTAGGCTAAAGCTGATGTTCTTGCTACCTGGGGTCCAGTCGTGGTTTATTCCGATGATTCGGCAGTATTGCTCAATGGCTGGCGGAATGTCCGAAGGCTCAAACCTAACTTGCACGATTTCACCAATTTCTAAATCCAGCACTTTGTTTTGGTTTACTGTGCTTAGGGTGTCTAAGACCACTGTGACAGTCTCAAAACGGTACTGTGGCTCCTTGTAGCGAGCTAGGAAGAAGTCAGCTAGGAACTGAAGCTGCTCAGGTTCCTGAATCAAAAGTCCTGTTTGACTTAGCGTTCTTGGGCCATAAAGAGCTTGTGAATCAGCGTCTTCAGCAAAGGCTTCTTCAGGAAAAATGTCTGCGTTGCCTAGGATAATTCTGTTGTAAAGATTTTCTGATCCATAGACTATGTTTACATCCGCAAACTGAATACCTGTGTAAGCGCCTGCGACCACTTCGTCTGAGAACACTAGGTCAGGGATGTTTGGGACAGCGTTTCTTTCCCTAAAAGTAATCTTGCCGTCTTTGGACAAGAATAAAGTACCGAACTCTGAGTTAGCTACTAGCTGTAGGTAGGTGAGAGCTGCTGTTCCTTCTGCGACATCGGTATCTAGCATCAGTGAGTTTCCTGCATCTATGTCTCGCAAATCAGCAGGCCAGTCTACTTCTGGTAGGTCAAGGACAGTATTTATGCGTGCGCCCGATAGCTCGGAATCAGGGGTAAATTCTTCTAGACCTGCGTTGGTAAGAACCGAAAGGGCATCCGATACATCTATGCGTACAACAGACTGCACTCCTGGTTCGTACTGAATGTCAAAATCGTCAATAAACCCAATGAACACGGGAAGTTCGTTACTGCTTACTCGAATTGAACGCCTTGGGACAAGCTGACCGTAGTATGGACCATTCTCGTATAGCGGGTCAAACTCTCTGTCTGAGTTATCTAGTGTGATGGAAAGTACACCAGCGTCAATGCGATCTAGGGCTTGAGACTTACCGCGGCGAACCTGAGCTGTTACTAGCCGACTTGTAATGTCTACATAACGCTCGCCACTTAGTGTGTATCCCGTGTTATCAAGTACACCTCTAATAACATCATCTAGTTTGAAGCCAAGTGGGTCGCTCTGACCTTGATTTACACCAAGCTCTACCTTTACTGCGGGAGCTGGCATTACGCGCCCTGCCAGACAGCACCAGAGGTGCGCTCGTAGTCCTTGATAGCATCTACGATGGCTTTACCGATTGTTGCTCCAGAGCCGACTCCACCGCTTACATTGATTGTAAATTGGGTTTTTTGAGATTCTCTGTTGAACAAGGATTCTGTGCCTGTTGTAGCTATTTCGCCAGCAAGAGAACCAAACTCTCCAAAGCCTGCATTGATAGCTGATAGAGCGCCTGCTCCGCCCTGGACAAGCCTTGAGGCTAATGTTGCCCCAGCCATCGGACCCATACTAATAATCTGCTGTAGAAGCGCTGGGTCAAGACCCATAGTTGCTAGTTGCTTGACGCTGGCTGAGAAAGAGCGAAGCTTGACTAACATTTTTTCCATGTTCCGAAGGATGGAATTTGTAGAGCTACCCAATCCTGTAATGTCAAAGGCTCCAAGTATTGCGTTCTTGATTCCAGCAAAAGTGTTTTTGACCGAATCTAAGAAGGAGTTGTAGACACGCTCGCGCTCAGCTAGTGCTGCCGCTTCTGCTGCCGCTGCTTCTGCCTGAACGCGTGCAAATTCCGCAGCCGCCTGAGCTGCTGCCTGAGAAGCTTCTGCTGCCGCCTGAGCCGCAGCTTGCTGACCAGCAGCCGATCCGTTGTAAAGATTAGTAAGCCGTTTGACAGTCTTAGTTTGGTTCTTTTCTAGGCCCTTTAGTGCTTGGTTTGCTGTTTTGATTGGTGTTGAGCTGCTTGTAACCCACTCTGCTACTGCTTGTGATAAACCGCCAGCAATAAGCCTGGTTTCTTTTTTTGCAACTCTGGCATCTTTTTTTGCTTCTGCGATTAGGGCGGGAAGTCCTGTTAGAGATTTAGATGCCCCACCAGTAGTTGCTTCGGTAGTAGCAGTCTCAGTAACAGCCTTGCCATCTTTACCAATTTTTACGCCAGCCTGCTCAGCCATTCTGCGAAGTTCATTTGCAGCTTCTCCAGCCGAAATCTGGATTCCGTAAATTTGCTGCTTTAGATTGTCTAATTTGGCTTTATCAGCATTAGCTACTTCTCTGCTGAGTCTTTTTGCTTCCTCAGAAGCCTCGGTAAAATTGAGAGCTAATTTGCCAAACTTACCGCCCATGAAAACGCCAGTTTTGGCTGTTTTATCGCCTATCCCATTGAAAGCTTTGAGCGATGCTCCAGCTAGGTTTGTGTTATCGGTAAGTCTTCTAGCCGAATCTGCTGCCAAAAGAAAAGCTGCTCCAGTAACAAGAACGATAGTGGCGATTGGGTTTGCTGCCACAAAAGCAGAAGCTATTGCAAATCCCTTTAGAGCCAATGTCACAGTAGCTAATAACGCACTTAGCTGTAGTAAAACTCCAAAGTTATTAGACAGCAAGCTAAAGGCAGCTCCAAAACTATCGGCAAGGAAGCCTACTGTTGCACCCGTAGTTGTGCTTTGATCTCCGATGTCTTTTAGTAGCTGAGTCAAAGTTTCAAGAGCTGGTTTAGCATCAGAAACAACTTGCACAAGTCTTGGAGTTAGCTCCTCTACAAGTGGCTTTAGAGCTTGAACCAAATCACCAATGGCAGGTAGAAGCTGTGCGCCAACTGTGGCTTTCATGTTTTCAAATTGTGCCGTGAGCTTCTTTTGCTCTACATACAAGTTGCCAGATTGAGCCTTGAAAGCACCTATAGCATCAGCAGCACGCTGGTAAAGAAGCTCCAACCGAATTATCTGTTCGGCATTACGCCTGGCAGCACCTTGAAGTTTGTCTTGACCTCTAGCAGCAAGTTCCGAATTGATTTCGGATTGCTTCATAGCAACACCGAACTTCTCGATTGGGTCATACTCACCGCGGAATAGGGCGGTCATACCAAGCAAGGCTTCTTGGACATCGTAGCCATATGTGGCAGAAAGGTCAGCACCAAGGTTTACAAGCTTTTGTGTTTGCATGGTGACATCATCCATAGCAAAGCCAGACTGCTTTAGAACAGATCCTAGAAAGACCGAAGCCTTGGCTGCGTCTTTTTGGCTAAGACCCATGTTTGCAGAATTGAGAGTAAACTTTTCAATCGCTGGGGCAAAGTCATCAAAGACTGTCTTGACTGAAAAAAGGTTTCGTTCTAGGTCACGAGCAGAGTCAATGGACTGTTTTGTAAATTGAACACCCTTAGCAGCTAAGCCAAATGAGGCGATAGCAGCACCGACTTTACCTAAAGTCCCGCCAAGCCCTGCAGTTGCCCTACCGAACTGTCCTAGCTCTTTAGTGGCGGCTGATACGCCAGTACCCTTGAAGGTGCTGACGATATTCAAAAACATATTGCTCATGGGCGGTTATTCCTGTCAATGTTCTGTTCAACAAATCTAATAGTTTCGTCAATAGCTTTTTTAGCTTGGGCGCTTACTTCTGGCAAGGACTTATCAAAACCAGGGTAAACATTTCTTGACTTTTTATGCTTGCTAGGTTTGACAACACTGCCTAGGTTATGCAAAAACTCTTGTACAGCCATAGGTCGAATTGCGTGGCTTCTCATAATTTCAGGGCCACCAAACTCTCTAATTTTATACATCCTTGTAGTCGCTCTTGAGCCATGCCTTCTAGCCACATCCGCAAGAACTACACCAGCAGAATAAACCCTAACTCTTGCAATTCCTGTTGCACCCTTTTTATTTTTTTGTAATTGTGAGGAAGAAACATTGTCGTATCTTTTTCGTTTTGCCCCGCTTACAGCACTTCCGACTTTTCCATAATTAGTTCCCCAACCAGTACGACCACCATGACGCATACCCCTCATAGGGCCTGCTTCTCCAAGATCTCCCAATTCGTCTTTGACGCTCTTTACGGCTGGTTCTGAAATCTGTTTCCAGCGTTTCTGCAATTCTTTGATTTGCTGTGGATCAATGCTTTTGAGTTCTTTGACAAAAAGTCGCCAGTCTGAAGCATAGACTTTTATAGCACTATTAGTGCCGCTGTAAAGTTTCAATGCCATTTAGTCCGCCTATCTCACTCAAGTCTACCGAACAAAAAAGAAGCACCCCGAAGGGTGCTTCTTCTCAGCGCTTAGGTGCTTGGTGCGTAGCTCGCCATACTAGATAGCGACCAATGGTCCAGAGCATCCGATCATCGAGCTTCATAAGCTCTCTGGGACTAATGCCTGTCTCGACAGCTAATGTGGCAAGATACCAATGAGCTGAACTGTCACCAAGCCCAACTATTTTTTTTGTTCAGACGGGCTGACACTTTCAACGGTGTCCACCCACTCCTCAAACGACAAAGTAGTTGCTTTAGTGCGGGACTCGCTTGCCCAAGCTAGGAAAAGCAAGTGAGTAATCTTGATGTTGTTTTCAAGACTGGCTATTGACATGTCAAACTTAGTTTCAAGCTTTACCATGTCAGACGGATTGCAAATGACTTCTTTTAGCTCATCTGGTTTAGCAGAGTAAGCAACTTGTAGGTTTAGTCTCATTCTTTTATCCTAGCGGATTAGGCTGCGGCTGTGGCTCTAGTTACTGCGCCGTCTACAGGCCATGAAACTGAAAGTGTAGCCAGATCGCCCACTGCGCCAGCGTAAGGCGAGTACTGGGTTACAAGCGCGTTGAACTCGTACTGCGGATTTGTGGCAGTAACGGTTCCAGAGGTAGGTGCAATCTTGACTGCAACTGTAGATCCCAATAGTGGGAACAGTAGTGCGTCTACGGCTCCTGCACCAAAGTCCTGCATGAAGTCAAGGGATACTGAAGCATCCTTTAGGCCACCAATGCGAGTGCGGTAAGAAGAACCGAAAGCGGTTGTCTCTACTTCGTCTGCTGTGATGTCAAGGGTTACTGAGTTTACTGAAGTGCTGAGGTTTGCGGTTCCTACGGTAATTTTGTAATCCGCAGCGTAAAACTTTGGCATGTGTATTTCTCCTAGTTTGCTAAGACTGTGACCGTGAAGTCAGCAGCCAGGTATGTGTTGTCATTTAGTTGAATTGAACCAATCGAGTTCAATGAAGCTACTCGGCAATCGTAGGCTTTACCGCCAAGGCTCTTGTCTAACTCTATCGCATTTTTGATAGAGTTTGCCCCTGTTGAAATGTAAGTGTCTAGCGCTCTTTGAGCAATACGCTCGGCTGAACGACCCACAATCACCGTGACCGTAAAGTTGTACTCTACTAGCCCCTTGGCATAAGCCCTGTCATAATTGACCGAATCCAAAGACACGATAGCTATTGGCGGGTTGGGGTTGTCTGGAATCTCTGCGGATGTCCGAAGACCAGTAATGGTTGCAAGGTTGGTTGCAATCCCAGCTCGGATGTCTGAGATAGATGCCATTAGCTGAAGGTCCTCATAATGCGGTAAGGCATTACTAACTGCTCTACATCTGGGTCAAGCGCACGACCAACACGGATAGCACCGAGATCACCAAAGCCAGCCACACCAAGAGGTGAGTCCAGGCGCTTGTAGATTCTTGAGGACTGAATGATTGTGGCTTGCTTGACTGCGATTGGAACTGCTGACCAACCCCACACGCCAGTCACACGAACGAGAGCTTGCTCACCAAGTATGTTGAACAACAAGTCATCAGTAGAAAGGATGCTTGTGTATGGAACATTTAGTCCATCTTGCTTTCCGTTTACTGGGCGTAGCTGGTAATCTGCCGACCCCCAAGTTACATACTCACTACCGATTTCGTCAGTTGTCTTTAGCTCAGAAAGGCTAATCAAATCGTCAATGATTGTCAGGTAAGAATCTGAGGCAACAAAGTCCCTGGTTGCGGTTCCTGCGTTGTAGAAGTATCTGTAGGTATAGCCGTCAATCAATCGAGAAGCTGACTCAATAGCCATTTCTAGCAGGCTATCGTCTACGGAATCTGTAATTCTTAGCGCGGCCTTGGTTTCTGAAAGTGTGGCGTAACCATTTGTAATTGCCATTGGGTTCCTTTGCTAAATCTAGGTCTAGTCTATCGCCTAAACAGCATACGCTCCTTGATGGCTGTAGAGCTGATTCCTTGTGTGTATGGAATGTAACAAAGCCCTATGCCTCTTTCGTCTAGCCAGTCCTGGTCAAAAGCCATCTGTGTATAGTAATCACGCCTAGCCCAGTCTGAGCCAATCACAATTAGGTCGGGCATGACTGTCTCAATAGTTATACGGCTGTCTGGACCACCAATGTTTGGGATAACTTCATCTACATAACGACAAGCCAATAAAACATCTCTACGGTCTGCATAACTGATAACTGGTGGCTTGCCCTTGTATTCCTCAATGAACTCATCGGTGTTTAGGGCAATCACAACCCTATCGCCAAGCTCAGCGCATCTTCTTAGAAAGTTAGCGTGCCCCGCATGCATCAGATCAAAGGTGCCGCCCGAGTACACTACTCCCACGAGTTGCTTCTTCTTACTTTTAGGCTCCAATTACCCTCTGAATAGTCATTTTCAGCGACTTTTTGGTCTAAAAGTGCCTGATTTGCCCTAAAACTGACCGAATTTTGGCTTTCAAAGCCACTTTTGATAGTTGAGCTGTTCTGATGATGTACTTTGGCTTCAATTCGCTTGATTTCAATGCCTTTTTTGTCAATGCGGCGCTCATAATCGTTGTCATCAAAGTAAAGCGGGTAAAAACGCTCGTCATAAAGCCCTACCTTCTCTACCACGCGCTCTCCAAGCACGATACATGACCAATCTGGCACGATGTCTGGAAAAGAAAGCGTGTTTGGGTCAGCTTGTTCCGCAATCTTGGCTAGTGCGCCTGGCTCAAACCAAGCGTCATCATTTACAAGTACCCAGTAAGGAGCAAGTGGCGTGGTCTTGACAATTAGGTTCCAAGCGCCAACTAAACCGAGTCCGTGTGGTACTTGGATGTTCCACTGATTCTTAGCCATGGCTACTCGCGGTGGCATCCAGTTTTGCGTGCCTGAGTTGTCAATAACGACCAAATGCTCAACTGGATAGTCAATAGAAAGCATCAGGCGTTCCGCTAAGTCAAAACGGCTTAGGGTACAGAAGCCTAAGACTGGAATCACTTGAGTAGCTTCTTTAGTGCTGGTGTCCAATACTTATCCCACACGACATCGTGGTCGTATTGTTTAGCAAACTCAATAGCCTTGTCGGATTTTCCTTTTCCTCTTTCGTAGGCTTCTTCTAATGCCTGCACAATTAGTGGAACCGAAGGTATTGTGAAAAATGAGCCTTGAGAGTTGTCGTACAAAGGCTGACCGCCAATAGTCCATCCTTCGCCAACTAACTCAGCCGAAGCAGCAAAATCAGACACGATTACTGGCACGCCACAGGCTTGAGCCTCAACTGTTGGAATACCAAATCCCTCTCCATAGCTTGTGGCAAGCATTACATCCCAAGCACTATAGATTCCAGCTAGGTCTTCTTGGCTGATACCAAATCGGTAGCTGACAGGATCTACAAAAGCCATGTTGTCCTTTGGAATACCTAGAATCTCACCAAGGGCCATCAGGTTCCAGCCGTGACCGCTAACTGGGTCTGTGTGAATGTAAAGAATTGCGTCTGGGTGCTTTTTGACAAAGATAGAAAACGCCATAAGGTTTTCACCAAAGGCTTTGCGGTGGATAATACCGCCAGACTTATTAGCCGCGTTCATACCGACTACAAAGCGGTCCTTGCCAAAGCCCATGTAATCTTCGATTGACTGACCTGCAATCTTTTCTCTGCGATTGAAAACCTTGGTATCTATAGAGTGCGGAATGTAAATGGAATCTATGCCCTTAGCTTGCAGCTCTTTCTGACCGAATTTTGACATTGCAAGAGGCGTGACATTTTCTTTTGCACTCCACTTGGCTACGCCTGGTGGAACTGGGCTGTGGTCAATCGGTGTCCAAGACGCTACATTCAATCCATCCCAAGCCTTGCCCTGAAACACCCACACATCGTAAAGCGTGATTAGCAGATCAGGTTGCTTTTTGTTTAGCGCTCGCCAGTGCTTGTGACCCAAGATAGCGCCATCATTTGAGTAAACATCCGAGCCACGGGGATAAACAGGAACATCACCATACTCAGTAGCAAACTGAGTCTTGATCCCTTCGTTTCCGTAGTTAGAGATGGCAGCCACATCTGCTCCGTCTCTTTTTAGTCTTTGTATAAGTGCTTCAGTAGCAATGCCGTAGCCTGTAGGTTGTCCAGGTGAATTTGAGAATACGGAAACAGTCCCTTTTATTTTCGACATGTAGGTTGCCTTTCTTTGTTCCCAGCATAGCAAAAGAAAGACCCCAAGCGAACCTACACGCTTGGGGTCTTTCAGCTTTTTAGCTAGGGTTTAGCTTGCGCCACCCTTGAACTTCACGACATGTGAAGCGTGGGTTAGGTTTCCGTCTACGCGCATGGTGACACGGAATGTAGTTACATCCTTGTCGAACGCGAAGTCGGATGACTGTGCCACTTGGATACCGCCTGCGGTTCTAATTTTGTATGACGGCATGTGTCCGTAGCCTAGGCTGAATGCCGCTGTGCCTAATGCACTTACAGCAGGATTTTCATATACTGGGTAGCCAAGTAGGGTTGCTGGCTGGTTCTGAGCAGCGTTTCCGCCTTCAGTCCAGATGTAGCGACCATCGCCATCCTTGATCTTGCGAAGTGCAGCAAGACCAGACTTTGCGGTGATGAATCCAACACCAGGAAGCAAGCGTGCCTGTCCATCTAGTGCGTAAACCAAGTCCACGATGTTCTCGTATGTTGGCGCACCAGATACTCCAGTTCCGCCAGTTACAGCAGAAGAAGCAGCGGTCATAACACCAGTAGGCTCAACAGTTCCAGTTCCAGTGGTTAGACCAGTGTTTACTGCGAAACCAATTGAGTTTCCAGCCTGCTCAGCGATAAGCGCTGATAGGTCGAAACCTGCATCGTTTAGTAGTTCGTTAGCCACAGGTACTAGGAAGCTGTACTTGAAAGCACCCAAAACGATTGAGCTGAATGTTGGGTCAGAGTCAGAGATTTGTACACCCTGTCCCTTGATGGTCGCGGTTGAGCGAGCAGTTAGGGTTGGGATGGTTAGTGACTCACCAGTAGTTGTGTTGATAACCTGTCCAAGGTCAAGCATTGGACCAGCCAGTCTTGCGATCTGGAATACCTGGTCGTAGAAGCTCTTTGGAACAGTGTTGTCAGAAGAAGTTAGGGTACGCTTCTCAGACTTGAACTCGTGTCCGCCACGGATTTCTCCCATAGCGATTGAGCGCAGAATGTCAGACTCTGACTTACGGCTTTCCTCAACGGTTGTGTTTAGTGTTGCAGCAGCTTCGTAAGCACGGTTCTCGCGCTCGGTTAGCTTGCGTGCGGTGTCAATCGCTGCATCGCGCTGGTCAATGTCAGCCTCAATGCGAGCAATCTTTTCGCTTTCCTCAGAAGATAGTCCGCGGCTCTCGGCGGTAGCTAGGTCTAGGACCTCGCGTGCCTGAGCAATCAAGTTGTTGCGAACTTCTACCTGAGACTTTACAAATTCAGACATTTAGTCTCCTTGAATAGTTGTTGGTAGGGGATTCCTGCGGTGCTAACACTCAACAGATACAGCGGTGCTAACACTCAACTGCTATGACAAGTCTATTAGTTGGAAAAAACACGGTAAAAGAAAAGGCCCCCACCGAGGAAGGGAATACTCGGTGAGGGCAGGAAATCAGTTTACCTGATTTCTTTAGGTTCGACAACCCTGACTTCTTTAGCAGGTGTCGAAGACTTTTCTTCTAGGGCAACTACAGCATCGGCAAACTCGTCTGCCATCTCAGCAATAACGCCTACTGATGGGTTTCCAGCCGCCTTTAGGATAGCGTCTTTGATTTCTTGTTTGGTAGCCATTTAGATCCTTTTCAATAGCAGGTCAAGTTGTTTCTTTTTTAGGTCTAGCAGAGCAAGACCGTTATCGCCAGCTTCAACCTTAGCTTCAGGCTGCTGTCTTAGTTTGCCAACGACATCTGTAATCAAAGAAGCCGACTTCTCGTCTAAGTCTTCACCTGACTCTAGCTTTAGAAGCGCGTTGGCAAGTTCGTCTGCGTCAATAGTAGGTTGCATAGACCTAACAGTAGCAGTAGTAGCTGAATAAGCGGGGAAGGTCACGATACTTACTTCGTGCAGTCTAACCGACTCTAAGGTTCTAACCGAACCATTCTCGGACCAAGTGTCTTTGATGACATTGAAACCAAAGCTCATAGAGTCAATTACTTTTGAACGCAGAAGCTCTGCAACATCGCGCCCACGGGTTGTCTTAGGTAGTCTGGCTTTTACCTTTAGTCCGTATCGGTCTTCGGTAAGCTCTAGGCTTCCACCGCGAACCGAAGCAAGCGGCTCGTTGGTGTCGTGGTTCCAGAGAAGCTTGATTTCGTTGCGAGACTGTAGCGAGCGCTTAAAAGCTCCAGGAGCAACAAACTCACGGAAACCGCCTAGGTCTTCTGAGGAGCTATTGAACACAGATGCGTAACCAGTAAAGGTCATGCCATCATCTTCTGACCGAATCTCAAACTGTGTGTTAGTAGTTCGGATTTCTGGCTGTTTGCTGTTTGGCTCGCCGTCAATCTTTTTCTGGATTGCGCGAGCTACATCCGCCCAACGGTTTAGCTTTTCAGTAGTGTCAGTCATAGTTCTTTCCTGTGCTTCAATTCTAGCAACAACGCCGTTAGCGTAGTTCATTGCACGCTCAGCAGCTCTTTTAGTTGGTCCTGATCCCCAAAGCAAGTGAGCTACCAATCCTGGTCCTGGATACTCAGGGTCATTTCTGTTGGAGTTCTTTGGTGCGTCAAGGTCTGGCATGTGTCGGGCTATCCATGCGCCAAGCCGTACCCACTTGTCATCAGATACCTGACCTTGTGCCATCAAGCGTGCTTCACGAATTGTCTTTTGCGTAAGTCCAGCTCCACCGAATCCTTCTTCGTATAGCTCTAGTCCACGGCGAGCAGCAGCTCTCATGTAAGCAGGGGCCTTCTGGTTTATAGCGCGAGCTTCCTCGTCTGGTTGCCAAGCGTTGCAGTAATAGCCACCGTCTACAAAGTCTTCCCACTTCTCGCACCATGCTTTAGTGCCGTCTTCGTTCTGTCTTTCCTCATTGAAGAAGAAGCAGTTTCCACAGGCACGGCCTTCTGGCACATCTTCTGCTAAAGCTGGTCTGTAATTCTCAGGCAAGTCTCTCTGCTCTGACCGAAGCTCGTCAATCTTTGTAAGCGTAGTAAATCTGTGTACAACAAGCACTGGAGTGTCTCTCCAGCCGTCTGCGGATTGCTCGTAAATGCGAATCATTGCGGCTGGATCATCGGGAGTCCCGCTGATTGTGAAGTCGCTTTCTGGCGCGGTTAGCTCACCATCTCTGACAATGCGAGTGATGCGACCTCTGGCTCTGCCACCTGAAGCACGCCAAGAAACAAAATCCCCAACCTCTAGCTCATCTGGCAAAGCACGAGTCATAAACTCCTCGTCAGGCATAGCCTCATCGCCCATGTCTGCAACCGAATCTAGTTCTTCTTCTTCAACAGCAACTCGCTCTGGTCGCTGAATCTTCTCAATGCTGAAAACATTTATGACCATTAGTTTGTCAGTCGGACTGAATACTCCGTACTCATACTCAAAGATACGAACAACAGCGTACTGATCCTCAACAACAACTACCTGAGCAAGAATCTTAGAGTCGTTTGGCTCCCATGACACCCAGTCACCTGAAGCAAGAAGCCCAACCGCAGCTCTCTCGCCACCAAACTCTGTGTCTTCAGCAAGGCTCACAGCTACAGCCTGGTCAATAGCTGACTGCTTGTTCTCGTGGCAACCTAGAACTTCGCCATCTTCTTTTACAACCGCCCAGCCTGAACATTCGTTTGACTTATCTGTGATGTAGTACGGCATTACGATAACCTCGCGTTTACTGTGATTGTGCCACCCAAAGCAACTGCTGTGCCATTTATTGTGATGGTTGTGGCTGATAAAGAAACTGTTTGGGTTTCAGAGTTATAGGCAACTGGTGATGTTGCAGCAATTACACCTGTCGGTCCTGTTGGTCCCGTAGCTCCTGTTGGGCCTTGCGGACCAGTTGCACCAGTTGAGCCAGTCGCACCAGTCGGGCCTTGGTCTCCAGTATCGCCTTTAGGACCTGTCGCACCTGTGGGACCTGTCGGTCCAGTCGGGCCAGTCGGACCGATATCACCCGTATCGCCCTTGGGTCCCGTTGCACCTTGTGGACCAGTTGAACCTGTTGCTCCAGTGGCTCCTGTTGAACCCGTGTCACCCTTATCACCCTTGTCGCCCTTTTCACCTTGGGGTCCAGTAGGTCCAGTTGCTCCAGTAGCACCTGTGGCTCCAGTTGTTCCTTGCGTTCCCTGAATACCCTGTGGGCCTTGAGGTCCTGTGTCTCCCGTGTCTCCTTTTGCACCAGTAGCGCCAGTAACACCCTGAATACCTTGAATTCCCTGCAAGCCTCGTGGCAATGTAAAGTTCACGGTTTGAGCTGGAGAGGTCCCAGTAATTGTGACAACAGCAGTGTCATCACTTGATTTGGTTACAGTTCCAACCGAAAGTATGTTGGCTGGGCCAACAACTCCTTGGATACCCTGTGGGCCAGCATTACCTAGAGATAGCGTTGTGAATGTCTCAGTGACATTGACAGCAGCGTTAGTTTGGTCTACCGAAAGAGTCGTGCTGCTTTCGGTAATCTCTAGGGTTACTTGAGACATTACTTAGTGACCTCAGCTTGGATAGCAAAGCCACCCTGAATAAGTCGAGTCACCTGTCCACCTGAGTTCAGTTCTAAGTCGTAGACATAGTTGCCAGGTGTTGCAGATCCCATTGTGCTTGCTGAAACTGCAATAGCAATAGTGCCAGCAGTACCGCCGAGTGTAATTCCGCTACCGTTAGTCAGGCTAAGAACCGAAGCAGTAGAGCTTGCGTTTTCTTTTACTTGCATAGCAGCGGTATAGCCAGTAAGGTTCACGGCTGTTCCGCCGATTGCCCAAGTCATGTTCAGGTCGTAAGTTGCACCCTGATACGCGGTTATGTTGTATGTTGCTGGATTTATCATCTGACCACCAAAATTCTTAGATTACATGCTTGATTAGAAATTGCATAAAGATCATCGCCAGGTAAAAGCTGTACTTCTCCAGTAGCAGTAGCAACTGCGTGCATACCATTAGCCAAAGTCACTCCTGAGTTACCAATGTAGATTTCGTGGTTTTGGTTATGTTCGTGATTATGTATGCAAACTTTTTGTACTGATGTGCTTGCTGGGACTACGAGAGTTCTAACATTTGCAACCAAGTCGTAGCCGTAAGTGATTACTGCCATTTATTCCTCGTAAACGGTAGTTGGTGCGTTCGGGTCAATCTGAGCAACAGGCTGTAACTGAACGCTAGGCACTCCAGAGTGAGGGATGGCTGGCAAACCGAATGTAGACAAGATGTCATCAGGCTGGTATCCAGCTTGTACAAGCTTGGAAACGATGTCGTACATCATCTGCTCGCCAACAAGCTTTGCGTCAGGAAGGTTTATGTTCGCTAGTGGGACACGGTAGATTTCCCCGTTCTCAACAGGCTGCATGTCTTCTAGGGCATGGATGTCGTTTATGGACAAGAAGCCAGCCTGAGATGCAATCGAGTAAGCGTTGAATCTTGACTCTAAGTCTCCACGAAGCAAAGCACCAAAGTTGAACTTGATGTAAGCATTTGGTGGCAGTAGGCGTGAGTAAGCCCACTCAATCTTCTCGGCGTATGGGCGAAGTGTGTGGGTCACGAACTGAATTGCGTTCTGCTCAACCGAGGCGTAGCTTGCTGTGTCAGGAACACCGAGCATGTGTAGCGGGATGTTGAAGATACGAGCGATTTCTTCTACACCGAACTTCCGTGAGTCAAGTGCCTGAGACTTCTCTGGATCTACTTGAGTCGAAACAAACTTAGCTCCACCTGAAAGAACACCAGTGCGGTGCGCTCTGCGTGAGTTGTTCTTGTGGCGTGAGTCAAAGCCATCAGCTAGGTTCTTTGCTTGTTCTGGTGTTAGGTTGCCAGGAAACTCGATAACGCCCTGAGCTGATGCACCAGCACCGAAGAATCTTGCAGCGTACTGCTGTAGTGCAAGGTTTAGTCCAAGTGCTTCACGAAGCTTCTCTACTCGGCTTGTTCCGACAAGTTTGCCTGGCAATACCAAATCTGTGATGTGAATAATCTGGTCGGCAGTCATCAGGTTCTTGTCATCTTCGTATTCGTAAAGCTTGCGACCAACTGCTGACCGAGTGACCTTCATTCTTTCTGGGTCAAGCGCCATTAGGTTTACAACTTCACCTCTGTTGTCACGGAAGATGCGTGTATAAGAGTTGCCGTGCATCAAGAGAGAGATAAGAACCTGCTGGTAGTGACCTTGGCGAGTCATGTCTACATCTGGCTGGTTTACCCAAGCTGGCTGTGGGTCAAGTGGAATCCTGTTGAGTCCTGAGTGAACATGCGCCTCAATAGGCAAAGTTGAAATTGTGTCAGAGATAAGACTGACTGCTGAGAAGAAAGCTGAAATCTCCAGCGACTTCTGGGTGTTCATCATCTGACCAGCAGAAGTATCTAGCTGCCAAACTTCGCCTGAACCCCAGATTGACTGGAAGCTTACATTTCTGGTCTCAAAGAAATTGCCTAGCATTACTAACCTCGCTCAACGGCTATGCCAAAAGCAAGTAAGCCGACACCTAAAATAATCACACCTGCTGGTGGAAAAAGTAAACCCGCACCTGCGGCAATCGTCAAGATCCCTAGTGCTTGGAGAATTGTCGCTGTCATTACCAACCTAAATGAAGAATTGCGGAGATAGTTCATCTTCTAGTTTAGTGCTGTTTATGCACCTATCTAGGGCAATGACGGCAGCAATCGCTGCGTCTATCTTTCTGGGACTTCCAGCCGACTCTTTTGTAATCCTTCTGCCATACCTGTCTGATTTTACTACAGCGTTATCTAAGTGCCTTGTAAGAACAGGATTGCCGTCATGCGTAATAGTTTGCTCGGTCACAGCGTCATAGAAGATTTGACAGGCAGGAACAATACGGGCAGCCGAGAAAGTTGGGAAGCCTACAACTGGAAAACCCATCTCCTCAAGCATCACCATCGTCTTAGTCCACCTTGGCGGGTCAAACACTACTTCTCGGACATTCCTGTACTTAGTGCAGAACTGAATGATGACATCTTCTACTTCAAGCGTTGGCACTCGCCAGCTTGCGTCATCTTCGGGTTGCTTCTCCCAAGTCTGAATCATAAAGAGGTGAGGCTTATCGTTTTCGTGTCTTGGCAACCGAACTCCAACCACAGCAGTTGAGTCATTAGACCAAGAACCGTCAAAGCCAATGATGAACTCGTCATCCTCGGTGTAATCGCTTGGAACAGCCAACTGGTCCCACGATCCTGCTGGCAACCACGCATCCTTGCTGGAAACCCAGTTGTTTATGCGCTTGCGTCTGAACTCAGACTCTGGTGTTCTAAGCACGGCTGACTCAAAGTCGCTTTTGGCGCAGATGTCATCAAAGCCAGGATTAGCTAGTTCCCAAGTCTTCGGGTGGGTGTGGTCAAACTCTTGTGGAGCTTCCCACCAAGCCATAAAGAAGGTTGGGTCATCTACTTCGCCTCTTGCTACCTTCTGCCCGTACTGGTAAAGGTTGTAGGCAATGGAATCTTGACCTGAGCTGTCAGACTTGACACCAGCAGTTGTAATCGCAATGAGTGTTGCTAGATTGCCTCGCGCACCCTGAGCAAGTGCCATAACATCGAACAGCTCTCGGTTTGGCTGGGCATGCAGCTCATCGAAGATGACCATTGTTGGACTAAGCCCCTCTTTTGAGTAAGCTTCGGCTGACAGCACACGATAAACCGAACCTGTCTCTGGAACCTCAATCGCATCTCGGTAGAGCTTGCACATCTCAGACAGCTCGCTTGCCTCAATGAGTTTCTTGGTATCGGCAAACACCAACCGAGCCTGATCCTTGTCGGCAGCACATGAGTAAACTTCAGCGCCTCGGATGGTGGAGCCAACAAGACCATAAGCAGCGACAACCGACATGAGGCTCGACTTGCCGTTCTTTCTCGGCATGCCTACAAGACTGACTCTGTTCTTCAAGCCTTTGTCATCGTGGGCGAACAAATGGCGGAGTAGCTCGGCTTGCCAGTCGCGCAGGTCCATCGGACTTCCTGCCCTGCCAGCAATTGAGTCTTTTGTAATGATGCCGAACGCCTCAGCAAAGTCAATGACATCATCGCCCTCGCCTGACTGAATCATCTCGTCAGCTATAGGAGTAAGCCAGGCAGGGGGCCAACTACTTACCTTTTTCAAGCTCACGCTTTGCCCTTCTAGCAAATAGTTCTTCTAGCTTGCTTTCTCGCTTGACTTCTGCCAAACCGAGTCTGGTACGGGCTTCGGGTGAGAAACCGAGTTTGCCTAGGTTGCCAGCAATTAGGGCTTCTATGTCATTTAGCTGTTTTAGCAAATGCCAGTCGTATTCCTCAACCAACCGACTCTCAATGACATCTCGGCGATCTAGTTGCTCGCAGGTCATCTGAAGCAAGTGGACATCTACCGCACCAATCCAAGGCACACCGTACTTAAAAACATCATCCCAGAGCTGACCGCCGTGCAGACCGAGTGGCCTTACGGGTGAGCGCTTGGCTGGCGGGATGGCAGCAAGCTCGCCTTCCTTGGGCAAAGTCTGGTGTCCTGGGTTTCCGAGCAGTCGCTTCTGCTCAAGTGGCTTGGCTGGGTTGGGCAAAGTAGGTTTCTCCCTTTGTTTTCTTGGTTTCTAGGCTACACCAGAAAAAGGGTGAACATAGAAAAAGTGCGCGATTGA